CGTCTATTGTTTTTTTTCGCCTCGAAGTTGTCATTCCTCAGCGTTCCCAATTTTTGGGAAGGTGGAGGAACGGCATGTTTTCAGGAGCCAACCATGGGTGAATTCGAGAACCTGAACCAAGCGCTGATCGAGTGCGTGAAGGTCGCCGGCGGCAGCAAGATCGTTGGTCACAAGCTGTGGCCAGAGAAGGCGGTTGACGCAGCGCAGCGCCACCTGTTGGCCTGCCTCAACGAAGACAAGCCCGAGCGGCTTTCGCCGGAACACCTGGTGATGCTGCTACGTCTGGCCCGGGACAAAGGCTGTCTGGCGGGCATCGACTTCATTCTCGGGCAGCTCAGCTGTGCCCAGGCTCAACCCATCGAGCCACGCGACGAAATGGCCGAGCTGCAGCGGGCCTTCATCGAGTCGGTGAATTTGCAAGCCAAGTTGGCCGAGCGCATGGAACGTGCGGCCGGGCGCGTCAACCTGAGGGCCGTCGCATGAGCACCACAAGCACAGCACCACCGCCCACCCCAACGGTGGAAGAACTACAGCGCCAGTACAACGCGGCCGCTGCCAAGTTGGCGCAGATCGCCAAGCAGCTGGAACGTGCGCAATGGCTGCGCGAGTTTGAACAAGGGCCAGGAATTGCCGCCCCGTAACCGAGTTGACGCCACGGCTAGGAAAGGGGTAGCTCCCCGGACCGAAGAGCAGTTCCACCACCTGCCTGCCGATGGTTTCTTTGTGGTGCTGTGAACACTAATTTGAAGGTGGACAAATGACCGATATCTCCAAACTGGCCGATGGCCACATCTATGTCGCCGAAGAGGCCCCGCCAAGCTGGCATGACCTACGCAAGGACGGCCCTTTGCTCATTGACGACAACAACCAGAAGCTTGCCTTGTACTGCGGTGATACGGGCGCTGTGGTTCTGGCCACGCAAGAGCACGACGACCCGGTGATCCGCTTCATCGTTTTGGATCCCAGTTTCATTCCTGAGTTCGTTGCGGCCCTCACAAAGGTGCACGGCCAGGCTGCGGTGCTCTCTGCGGAGTGGGATGCCAAGTACGCGGCCGCTGAGGCGCAACAACTGGAAGGCGAGGCCCGACCAGCATGATGGACAAAGCCGCTGCACAGCATGCCTACGCCGCGATGCAGCGTGCAAAAGGATGCCCTCCGATGAGCCTACTCAAAACCCTTGTGCCGCTGGTGCATGCGGCAGCCTTTGAGCCTGCCGGGTGCCAACGGGTGGCCCTCGTTCTTGCCCAAATGCATGACGTCTGCGGTGGGGTCGTTCAGGCCACGATGGGTCACATTGCCAACAGGGCTGGTCTGTCAAAAGCACAGGCCCGAAAACATGTACACGCACTCATTACTGAGGGGGTTCTGAAGGTCACAGGGAATGCCCATGGCGGGGCACCAGGCCAGTCTCCTGACTATGTTTTCAACATACGGCTGTTGGAACAACTGGCGGCTTCAACCCCAGTTCTGTTCGGGGAACAGGGCGATGAATCAGGCCATGAGGCCCAAGACGTCTATCGCTTCCAGGTGAGCGCAGGAGGTGCCCAATTCCTGGCCTGCCTGGTCGGAGATCCTGGCTTTCGCCGTGTGGTGTTCTGGCGCGTGGATGGGCAGCGGGAAAGCTATGGCGAGGTGGCGCTGAAAGTGTTGCTGTGCGACTTGAGCGCGCGCGGTGGGTGGCACTGCCACCTGATGCCGAACGGCGATCCAGATGTCCCCCATGAACAGATGTTTGATCTGACCCTTGAAGAAGTCGCCCAGCTAGCGACATGGGCGCAAAACGCGGCATTGGGTCGCGTAGAAAGTTTGGCCACCGCATGAGTTTCGACGCTATCAAATGGGCTATGGGCCAAAAAGTTGGGAAGTCATCAACCAAGTTTCTATTGGTTGCGATGGCAAATTGTGTGAACGAAAAAGAGAGTTTGGATGTGTGCTGGCCATCTGTCGGGCACTTGTGTGAGGCCACAGACCTTGACCGCAAAACAGTGCTTGATGGCGTGAGGCGTTTACGGGAGTTTGGTCTCATCACTGACACAGGGACGCGGCGCGGGGTCACCGGCCAGGTAATTGTGTACCGCCTAAACCTCGGTCAACTGGCGATTCACCAGGAGACACAGAACACACCCGAAAACGGGACTGTTAAGGGTGATAGCAATACCGAAAACGGGACTGTTAAAGAGTCCCAAAACCGGGACAGTTCCGAAAACGGAACAGTACCGTTTTTCCCACATAACAGTACCGTTTTTCCCATCAAAGAGTCCCGTTTTTCCCACATAACAGTACCGAAAACGGGACACGGAACCAAGAAGGAACCAAGAAAGGAAACAAGAAAGGAACCAAGAACGCGCGGTGAGCGTGCTGGATCAAGTTTTGACGCATTGGCAATGTCCTTGCCGGATTGGTTACCCGTGGACATCTGGGCGACCTGGGTCAAAGACAGAATCGACCGCAAAAAGCCGGTGACAGAGGCCGGTGCAAAGCTGCAACTGCGTTCGCTTGAGAAACTTCGTGGTGAGGGTCATGACCCGGTGCTGGTCATCGAGCACGCCATCGAAAAGAGCTGGCAGGGCTTGTACGCAGGCAAGGACGGCAGCACGCGCAAGGTTGCCACCGGTAGCGCAGTCAGCTCTGCCGGTGCAGTGGTTGGACGTCACCCGATTGGCAGCGACGAGTACCTGGTCGACAACCGGGATGCCCAATGGTGGCGTGATGCCGGTTTCCTCAACGTCTGGGAGGCTGCCAACGCCCGCTGCTGGCACAACAACGCCCACAAGTTCCGTGACGGCAAGGTCGTTCCCGCCGAGCAGGAGGTGCACGCGTGAATGCCAAAGAACTCAGCGATGCGCTGGCAAAGGACGCCGCGAACATCGCCGCCTACCTGCTGCCCGACGGCAAAAAGGCTGGCAAGGAATGGAAGGTCGGCAGCGTCAACGGTGAACCCGGGGACAGCCTGTCGGTGTGCACAAGCGGTGCCAAAGCCGGGGTCTGGAAGGACTTCGCCAGCGGTGCTGCTGGTGACCTACTGGACCTGTGGGTGGCGGTGCGTGGTGGAACCCTGTCCGAAGCCATGGCCGAGGCCAAACAGCGACTGGGCATCCGGGACGTAATGCCCGAACGCGAGCGCAAGACCTACACCATGCCGGAGAAGCCGCGCGGCAAGCTGGCCACCGATAGCCAGGGGCAAGGCAAGGTGTTGGCCTGGCTGATGAGCCGCGGCCTCACCTCAGAAACCATCGCAGCGTTCAAGGTGGTGGAGAAGACCCGAGGCGATAACGCCTACGCCCTTTTTCCGTACCTCAGCGAGACCGGTGAGTACCTGAACGGGAAGACCCGGAACATCGCGGACAAAAAAGACATGCGGCAGGAAGCCGGCGCCATGCCGTGCCTGTTCGGCTGGCACCTGATCGACCCGAAGGTCAGAACCATTGCCATTGCAGAGGGCGAACTTGACGCCATGAGCCTGCATCAGGTGGGCATCCCGGCGCTGTCGGTAAACGCTGGTGCTGGAAACCATCAGTGGATCGAGAACGACTGGGACCGGCTGGAGCGCTTCAGCGAGATCCTGGTGTTCTTCGACTGCGACGAGGCGGGCGAGAAGGGTGCCAGGGAGATCATTCAGCGCCTGGGGCCTGAGCGCTGCCGGCGGGTGCGCTTCGAGGACTCCGTCAAGGATGCGAACGAGTACCTGCAGCAAGGAGCCGCCCACGTCGATTTTGACCACTACATCCAGTTGGCCAAGCCGCTGGACCCCGACGAGCTGCGCAGCGCTGCCGACTACATCCCCCAGGTGATCGCGCTCTTCTTCCCGCAGCCTGGCCAGTCGCGCGACCCGGTGCTGCGCATTGATCGAGATCTCGAGTGGTTCGAGTTCCGCGGTGGCGAGGTGAGTGTCTGGACCGGGATCAATGGCCACGGCAAGAGCTTGCTGCTGTCCCAGGTTCAGATCGGCTTGATGGCCCAAGGGGAGCACTTCGTGGTTTTCTCCGGGGAAATGAAGCCGGCCCGGCTCTTGAAGCGTGCCGTCAAGCAGGCGGCCGGGGTGGATCGCCCGACTGCCGCCTACATCACCGCCATTGGCGAATGGATGCGAGATCGCTACTGGTTGTTTGACCTGCAGGGCACCGCCAAGCTCGACCGCTTGCTGGAGGTGTTCACCTACGCCCACCGGCGGTATGGCTGCACGCACTTCGTGATCGACAGCTTGATGATGACCGACGTGCCCGAGGACGGCCCCGGCAGCATGACCTGTTGAATTCCACGTAAATCTGACCCCTCTGGACGGAGTTTTTTCATCCAACTTTGACCCCTTGAGTAAGGTCTTCTGCTTGTTTTTTGAGCAGGAGGGTTCAAGGAGTGATCAACGTGGGAA